TCAGGCCCCCACTTCGTAGATCCGCACGTTGGTGACTGCTGCGTTGCCCGCGACGCCGAACGCGAAGATCGTGCCACCGGCACGTTCCGCGGTCGTCGCGCCCGGCTGGTACGCCTTCAGGCCGGCTGTATACATCTGGCCGTCAGGCGCGATCGCCGTCAGCGTGCCCGCAATACAGTAGACGTCCCACGCGCCGTTGAACGTCGTCGAGCGAGCGATGTCCACGCGATCGGCGGCACCGTAGCTGACCACGGACGACCCGTCGACGCCAGGGAACAGCCGAACGGTGCCGTTGAAGAGGTTCACCTGATATCCATGCCCGCGCACGTTCGTGCTTGTGGGGCAGGCGAACGCGATGTCGACCGCGTCGGTAGTCGCCGTGACTCCCGACAGCGTGAACGTAACCCGCTGGTACGGGGACGCGAGCTGCAGCTGACCTGCGACGTTGCCGCCCGGGGCGCGGTCCAGGTAGGGCGGGGTGAGCGTGCCCGGCGTCGCGGCGCCCGTGTCGACGTAGCTGAGGGCGCTCGAGGGGAGCGTCGCCAGCAGCTTCTCCGTGCCCGATGTGTTGCTGCGCCAGATGCGGTAGCCGGTCGCGCCGGTCACCGCAGCCCACGTCAGCGTCGCGCTCGACGTCGAGCCGGTCAGCACGACCGACTTCTGGTTCCAGACGCCCGTCTCGCCGACCGCCACCGTCGCCGTCACCACGTAGAAGTAGGTGCCGGCGGCGAGCGTGCCGCCCGTCGTCGACCCGACCAGCGTCGGGTTGATGGCGGCCGGCGGCGCGTTGTAGACGAGGCTCGAGTTGCCGGACGGGCCGCATCCGGTGAATCCGCCCCCGGTGAAGTTGATGTTCGGGGGCGTCCACAGCGGGTTCGTGATCAGTCGCGGCCCCCTCCACATCAGCGAGCCGGAGCCGCCGAGCGCGTTGTCGAGCGTGCGGCCGACCATCGTGGGCGACGCGGCACCGGAGAAGGTGTCCGAGCCCACGAGCTTCGCCTTCGTGACGTCGAGGTAGGTGTGCGACCAGGAGAACGTCGTCGGCAGGATGTAGCCGGGCAGAGCTCGCGCCGTGACCGTGACCATCCCGTTCGCCTTGTCCCACGTGTACGTCTGGCCCTGCGTGAGCACGAGCCCGGTCGGCGACGTGCCGAGCCGGTACTCGACGCCGACGACCCCCGAGGGGATCACGTACGTCGTGCTCGTCTCGATCCACAGCGGCGCAGGCGGAAGAACCGGCACGACCACCGGAGCGGCAGGCAGGTTCATCCAGATCACCGGGACCCCGTACATGGTCGTCTGCGTCGGAGCCGTCGCCGAGTAGACCATGTGGAAGCCCTGCGCCTGAGCCTGCTTCTCAGCCGACCAGGCGCCCGCAGCTGCGATCGCCTTCGCCTCGTTGACGACCGCGTCGAGACGGTCCGCTTCGGATGCGACATCGGCGACGGCAGCGTCGGTCGCCGCCTTGACGTCAGCGACAGCCGCCGCGGTCGACTCCTCGACGTCCTGCACCAGCTGGACAGCGGCAGCTTTCGTCGCCGCGATCTGAGCGTCGAGCTGCTGCGCCCAGATCGGGAGCGAGGTCCCCGAGGGGGCGTCGTCGATCCAGACGCGTTCGAGGTACTCGACCATCGATCCGGTCGCGGTCGCCGGGAACCGGAACCGACGCGTGCGAGTCGACGCACGCCCGTCCGGGCCGATGAACCGTTCGATCCACTCGATGTAGTCGTCCGGGTTCGGCGACCGGTAGCCGCGCCACGGTTCGCCGGTCTGCGGGTCGAGGAAGTAGCCGTCGACCGCGCGCACCAGCTGCTGCGTCGAGGTCAGCTGGCGGCCGTCCGTGGTGCGGACGTCACTGCTGTACCGGACGTACACGTCACCCGACACGGGACCGGAGGCGCCATCGGTCGAGCTCGGTCCCGTCTCGAACCAGTTCGGGATGATCCCGATCGGAGCGAACGGGCTGCGGAAGCTGACCCCCGCAGGAGTCGACTCCCCGCCCGGCCCGATCGCGACGAGCGTGTACTGGTACGCGGTGTTCTCGGTGAGCGTCTCGATGACCGTCGCGAAGTCAGCGATCGACTTGCTTGAGCGGACCACGGTCGACCCGCGGCGCAGCTCGTACCGGTCGACGTCGCCGGGCACGTCGGCTGCCGCGCCGCTGAGGACGACCGACGTCGCCTTCAGGTCCGAGAACGTCAGGCGGGGCGGGTTCGGACGCGGCACGACCGGCGGCTTCTCGATGCGGAGAAGACGCTCGATCGACTTGACCGTCCCGTACGGGGTGATGGTCTGGGCGCTCCAACGGACGTAGCCGTTGCTGTCCGCGGCGGGGAAGTCCTCGAGGGGGACGGTGACCGTCCACGCCTGCCCGTACGGGGCGCCGTCCGCGATCTTCCGCCCGTTGATGAACAGAGCGCTCGAGAGCGTGTACTGCCGGGGCTCGCTGGTCCACAGGAACGTCACCGCCGACGATGCGACCGCGTCCCTGGCCGGGACGAGGATCGAGACCGTGATGGTCGGGTCGGGCTCCGGGGTCGGCTCCACCGGATCGGTCGGGTCGGTCGGGTCGACGGGGTCCGTCGGGTCGACGGGATCGGTGGGATCGGTCGGGTCCGTCGGCGTCGGGATGTACGACGTCGGCGTGAACATCTCGATCGCCTCGAGCAGCCCCCGCGCGATCGACTCGTGGCCGGCGTAGTTCGGGTGCAGGCCGTCACCGAGCCGCTTGCTGCGGTCGTTCGGCGGGAAGTACCGGTCGATGAGCTCGCCGGGGACGCCGCCGAAAGTACCGTCGCGGCCGAACTCATCGAACGCCTCGTCCTGCAGCTCGCGGAACTTGACGATGATGTCGTTCGTCGGGCGGGGCTCCGGGTACAGCAGGAGACCGGTGAACGTGGTCTGCGCGGGCGGGAGCATGATCGTGAATGGCATGTCCTGGACGCGGTCGTGCCAGATCCACAGCGAGTCGACGATCAGCGGGTCGCCTTCGGAGCCCGTGTGCTTGATGACGACGGTGTGCTCGCCGGGCGCGAGGTCGCGGAAGTGGATCGGGACGACCGAGTTCTTCGGCTTGTCCGACCCTGCGACGCCCTGCCGCTTAGTGGAGCGGCTGATCGGCGTGGACCCGTCGATCGACCACGTGAACTCCGAGCCGGCGAAGTTCGTCGCCACCTCGAGGTCTGTGTAGCCGAGCATGAACAGGGTCGCGCCGACGCCGGTGAACTTGATCGTCTGCGTCGATCCGGGAGTCGTCGACTTGCGGGTCTTCCCGGAGTACTGGTTCTCGGACGGGACCCACGAGCCGGTCTCGATGTCGCCGGGGAGGACCTTCGCCTTCGACCGGTACTGGCCGAGCAGCGCCGTCGTGTTGTGCTTGAACCCGCGCTTGCCCGCCTCAGTCGACCAGCAGTAGGCGGCATCGTTCCCGCCCGCGGCCTCAGAGATCAGGCCCCACTTGTTGAACTGGTAGTAGCCGGCCTTCAGGTTCCCGAGGACGACGTCGAGGCGGTGCCGGCCGCCGTTGTGCTGGTTGACGGAGGTCACGCCGAGCTCGCGTCCGAAGCGGCGGTGGAAGAGATCAGCGGCGACGTAGTCGGGCTTGTTGATCGCCGACTCGGCGACGACGATGCCCTCCGACGAACCGCTCGCGAGGTACGGCTTCCGGAGCACGAGCTCCTTCCACCTCTCGATGGGGTACATCTGTCCGGGCTCCGGCTCCTCGGGGAGAGTGGTCGTGCCGAGGGTGCGGAAGGCGACCGGTGCGGCTGCCTGCCCGGGCTCGTCCGCGGTTTCGTACGTCTCCACGACGACGGTGTACGCGGAGTCCGGCTCGAGGTCGCGCACGAGAACCCGAGACTCCTCCGCGCCGAGCTGCCGACCGCCGACGTTCAGCCGGTACGCGGTAGGGGTGGGTCCCGACCAGGTGATGATGGCGTCGGTCTCGCCGACCTCGGAGACGGTGACGGTGGCGGGGGTGGGCAGGGGCGGTTCCGGCGGGACGGGCTCACCGTCACCGCTGCCGAAGGGCGTCGACCCGAAGGGCGCTGTTCCGAAGCCGGCCATGTGTTACCTCCAGGAGGTCGTCGGGATGGTGGCGGTCGTGACGGACGCGGCCGACGCCTTCTTGGTGAGGGGGATGGCGGTGGTGCCGGTGAGGTTGCGGATCTCGCCGGTCCCCTTCACGGTCAGCGCGCCGCCGGTGACGTTCACCCACGCGGCGGGCATGCCGGTGACGCCCGCCTTCTGGACCACGTCGACGTTCCCCGCGAGCGCGAGGGTGAGCACTCCCGAGGAGGAGCCGGCGACGTTGATCAGTCCGCAGTCGTCGGTGGGGGTGAGGGAGAAGTCGGCGAACGTGTCGCCGATCACGCCGATCGTCGCCTTCACGCGGGTCGAGGGGGTCGGGCCGTAGTAGGAGCCCTGCTCGATGTCGATCATCGCCAGGCTGTTCTCCTGGAAGATCGGGTCGATGACCCACGTAGTCACCCCGGTGAGGCGCATGCCCACGGTCGGGTAGCGGGCGTCCTTCTTCCCGCGAGCGAGGCATCCGACGTAGACGACGGAGTGGTGGATGGATTCGGCGGCGAGACCCTGCCGGAACCCGATCTCCTCGTAGTCGAGCGCCTGGCAGTTGATGTACGTCGTCCGCGAGTGGATCGGGGTGAGCGGCCACGTGCCGCCGTTCGGGTTCGGGTTGCCCTGAGGCACCGTGAACCCCGCGGTCGGGTCGGTGAACCCGGCGCACGCGCCGATCGAGATGCAGTCGATGAACCAGGTGTTGCTCGAGCGGGTCTGGAAACCGGCGAAGTCGGAGTCCTTCTCGCCGCCCGAGATGACGCCGTTGACCTTGCAGCCGATGAAGAAGACGCTGTCCGCTCCGTGGTGCGTGTCGAAGCCGGGCGCGTACGTGTCCTCCGTCTTGCAGTCGACGACGTAGACGAAGCGCTGGACGCCGTGGCGGAGGGTGTCGCCGACCGCGGTCAGGTAGCCGGTGTTGCCGGTCGGGTTCGTGGTGACGCCGTGTCGAACGTTGGAGAAGACGCAGTCCTCGACGAGGAAGTTGTGCGCGGTGCCTTCGAGCTCGACGCCGTAACCGTAGCCGCCCTCGGTGGAGTCGGACGCGTTGGGGAGTCGGAGGACCTGAGCACCGGACACCTTGCCGCCGTGCGGGGACGCGAGGCGGTAGGCGTTGCGGTACCCGGACTTGAACACGTCGTGCTCGTAGCGGCCGTGCACAGCGCCGCGGATGTCGACGGCTGCGGCGCGGGTGATGCCGGACGCGTCAGGGTCGGTGGTGGTGTCGAAGATCATCCCGTCGGTGCGGCTGATGAGGTTCGAGAAGTAGTCGCCGGCGGGGAACTTCGTGGACGGCGCGTAGCCGCCCTGGGAGCCGCCGAGCTTGCGGAGGGAGCGGGCGACGGTGACCTTGGACCAGTCGTAGAGGGTGGTGCCCTTCGTGACGACCTGCCCGTCGGCCGCGATCTTCCCGACGACGGTGCCCTTGCGGGTGACGTTCTCGCCGACCTGGAACGTGCCGATCACGCGGCGGGCGACGACGCGCTTGTTCGACGACCCGTTGTAGTCCTCGCCGTACGCCTCGATCTTCATCTTCGCGCCGGAAGTCGCGCCGGTCAGGGTGTCGTCCTCGACGAGGGTGGTCGTGCCCGAGATGAGGAACGTGACGCCGAGGATGGTCAGCGCCTCCGCCATGACCGCCTTGCCGGTCTCGCGGGGCGTGTCGCCGTTGCTGAGCAGGTCGTGGAGGGTGGTGCCGGGAAGGCTCCACGAGAAGAACCCGTCGGTCGCCGTGCTGTTCCCGGACCGCACCGCGCCGGACGCGACGACCTGCCAGGCCATGTCCGCGCAGAACTTCTGCAGGTCCGCGGCCGGCACGTCGAAGAAGTTCGCCGTGTGCTTGTTCTTCACGCCGACGGTCTTCACCGAGAAGTCGAGAACCTCGACGTTCGGGCTGGGCGCGATGAGCTGCCGGACGAGGGTGTTGCCCTCGCCGACGAACCCGCCGACCCCGCCGCCGATGAGGTGCATGTTCTTGTCGTTGAAGTTCGACGCCGCGGTGGTCGACCCGATCTTGTACAGGTTCGGGACGACGATCGCCTTCTTCTGCGCGTGCGCGGCGTTGGCGAGAGCGGTGATGTCGTTGATGACCGGCGCGTCCGGGTCCCACGGGGTGAGTCCCCACTTCGGGTCCGCAGCGTTCAGGTAGCCGACGGTCTGCTCAGCGACTCCGCCCGACTGCAGCTCCTTGACGGCGACGGCAATCGCGTCGATGAAGGGGCGCCAGTCGGTGCTGTTCGCCGCCGGGGTGGCCGGGATGCTGGTGGGGGGCACGGGTTCTCCTGTCAAGAGTTCGCCCGCGCGTTGACCGCCGGGCTGGTGGAACGCGAAAGCCCCCGCCTGTTTGGGCGGGGGCTGAGGGGGTAGTGGAGGGGCGGTGCTACTCGGCGCGGTGGCGGCCGACGGCCTGCACGGCGGACGTGGCGCCGGTCGGCTTCCACAGCCCGTAGTGGAGGCCCACGGCGATCAGGAACGCGGCCAGGCCCGAGAAGACGCCGGTCGCGAGGTCGTAGCTCACACCGGCGTTCAGTGCGGCGAGGAGCTCCCCGCCGAGACCGGAGGCGAACGCGAGCGCGGCGAGGAGGATCGCCTTCACCGACGCCGAGGTGGCACGGGTGGTGACGAGGCCCACGAAGAGGGGCAGGACGACGGACACCAGCAGACTCAGCAGCTGAATCCAGGTGGGGGCGAACGTGATCACGGGTGCTCCTTGGGGCGTCGGGGCTTGATGGGGATGGACTGGTCGGTTCCGGGGGCGGTCTTCAGCAGCTGCGGCCGGAACTTCCGCAGCCAGAGGACGACGACGAGGCCGGTGATGGTGAACGCGACGCACGTGTACACGGCGAGGCGGACGGCGGGCCGCCACCAGTAGATGTCCGGCGGGTACTGCCACCACTCGACACCGTTACGGGGGTCGATGAACAGGCCGATGAAGACCAGGCCGATGACGCCGATGAGGGACAGCGCGAACAGGAGCACGAACTTCCCTGCGGTCGTCGCCAGGGGATCGAAGAACACCGGGTACGCGATCCCGAAGATCACGAGCATCGCCGCGATGTATGCGATGAGGAGGTTCGAGAGAATCCAGAACGTCGCGTTCGCCCCGGTGAGAAGGGTGATCAGGAGGTCGATCATGGGTGGCGCCCCTTCGGCTTCAGGGTGTACTCGAAGTCGTCTCCGAACCCGTTCGTTTCCTTGCGGCTGATCAGCCAGCTGGTGATGAGGTTGACCCGCTCCTGCTGGTCCTCGACGCGCTGCACGGACTCGGCGGCGCGGGCGGTCAGATCGTCCGGGTCGACGCGGCGCTTGTGCCGCTTGAACCAGTTCATGGGGTTGCCTCCCCGCGCTTGGGGACGGTCTCCTCGAAGAAGTGCTTCGTGATCTCGTTCGCGGTGAGCAGCTGCCCGTTCTGCTTCAGCAGCTCGATGTTCGCGTTGCGGAGCTCGATGGAGGACTCCTCGAGGCGGCGGTAGCGGGCGCCGGGGACGAGCGACTCGCGGGTGTACCCGATGATCAGGTACAGGCCGAGCCCGATGAAGAGGGACCAGCCGCCGAACGCCGCCCAGTCGCGGGTGAGCAGAGCGGTGATCGGATCGGCGGCCTCAGTCGCGAGCACCGGCCCCGCCCTCAGGGGTGCGGAGGAGGATCATGCGAGGCCGGTGACGCCGATTTTCGCGGCGATCGTCTCGAGGAGCGTGTTCTGCTTGGCGATGACGCTGGCGAGGTGAGCGAGGTTCTCGTCGCTGGGGTTCGTGGGGGTGTTCGTGCACAGCATGCGGTAGAAGTTCCACTCCTCCTCGTCGAGCTCGTGCACCCAGGTCTGCGCGAAGCCGCGCTCCCTGTAGATGGAGAGAGTCCCCTCGCCGAACTCCTTGCGCGCCTGCCACGTCTCCTGAGGTGTCGCCTTGTTGATGTCCTGGCCGAGCTCCCACCAGTACTTCAGGCCTACGGAGGCCAGCGAGTAGATGCCGGAGGCCCTGTTGAAAAGGACCTTGAGCAGGGCACCCTCCTCCTGAATGGTCTTCTTGAGGCTCTCGGCGCGGCGGTCGGTGTTCGATCCGATGTTCGCGTGGTCCTGGGTGGCGGCCTTGAACTGCTCGTCGAAGTAGTCGCGGACGTCCTGAGGCATGGGCATGGTGAAGTCGAACTCCTTGGCGGTGGGGGTCGCCTGACCGGACGGCGCGGCGATGGGGCTTGAGATTCCGCCCGCGGGGATGCTTGGGCCGCTGGACGCGATCGAGCCGAAGTAGTCGGTGAAGCGCCGCCGCTGACCGCTGGCGTTGAGGCAGTGAATGTGGAGGTGGACGTCGCCGCCCCAGTCGCGCCCGTTGGCCGACGCGCCGGACCAGCCGCAGGTGGCGCCTTCGTCGTAGTGCCGCTCGTAGCCGAACGCCGATTGATGCTGAAAGACGACCGCGACGACGTCACGGATCGGACGATCGAGCATCAGGATCGAGCGGCGCCCGGCGCTGCCGACCTGGCCGCATTGGAACTCGGAGCCAAGCCGAGGGCGTCCCGACGTGTGCAGCGTCCCGGCTGCGGGCGCTGGGAGGACCGTCCCGTACGGAAGCGGATAGTCCTCACCGCCAGCCGAATAGGACATGTGGGCTGCCCAGGTGCCGGTGATTCGCCAGCGAGCGAATGGGTTGAACGGCATCCGCAATCTCCGATCAGTTGTTGTAGCGGCCAAGGTAGGAGATGCGAAGGCCGGACCCCTCCTTGTAGATCGCGGCGGAGGTGCCGAACATCGTGACCCAGACCTTTATTTCAAGGTCGCCACCGCGGTGATCTTCGACCTGGTGATTGAAGTACTGCAGCTTGCGGTCCGTGTTGATGTCGTCCCGGTAGTCACCCTTGAAAGACCCGCCGTTATACGAACTCGCGACGATCATCTCTGTGTACCGTGCGGCCGCGGTCAGGTACTGCCCGTCGATGAGGTAAGTCCCGGGAGGGGCGTCGCGCCATGTTGCCTTGAGAACGTCAAAACGCTCCCCCTGCTTGATTCCCACGTCGTCACGGACATCGAATGCCGACCGCGGCGTCCACAGCACGCGCTGTTTCCTGTCCGGGATTTCCCAGAACGTGCCCGACCAGTAGTGCAGCTCGACGGGCATGTCGTTGCCGGTCGGGTTGTCGGGGATCGCGACCCAGCACAGGCCCGGGAATCGCTTCTCGAGCGGGAACGCGTCGCGCTGCGCAATCGAACCTGCGACGGTCCCCGCGCGCTTCGACACGTCGCGGACCATCTGGTTGAACGCGCCCGGCATCCTGGGCGGCTCGAAAGCGCCCATCTGCAGGGCGTGGGAGTCAGAGTCCCGGGTCATGACGGCGTCATCGGCCATGTCAGCTCTCCTCGCTGGTGGTCGGCACGCGTCGGCGGCCGATGATGAAACCGGCGAACACGACGACAGAGTCGCCGGGCGCCGGGTCGGTGATGTGATCCAGGACCTCGACGCGTCTGAGCAGTCGGTTGTCCTGAGTGCGGACGGTGGCCGCGAGAACGGTCCGCCCTTGAGCGTCCCTCGACGGGCCGACGTCGACGATGGAGCCGATGGGTTCCCGCGGGAACGCGAGCCCATCGACGAGGATCGTTCCGCCGTCACGCGTGATACGAACGGTGTCGCCAGGGGTGGGCATGTAGGAGCCGACGATGCGCAGCAGCATCTCGGAGCCGCTATCAAGCCGGACGCGAGCCCGGTCGCCATCTGAGCCGATGAACGTGCCGGTCATGGTGTCAGGCAAGGTAGGCGCTCACCTTCATCGTCGGACTAGCCATGTCGATGTCGACGGCCTTGATGCGGATGCGGGCAGAGATCGTCTCCGACCACAGCTGCCCGACGTCGCCCGGCTCGAGGCGCGGATCTACCGGCATCTCGATGGACAGGCCGACCGCCCGCGGAGTCGTATCAGCCGCGAACCGTTCTGCGAGGTGCCGATCGACCTGCACCTGTTCCGTGAAAGACCCGACCTTGTACGTCTTCGTCCGCCGCCCCCAAGCGCCCTCCACTCGCGGCCCGTACCGGAGCGGACCAGAACGAATCCGGTTCTCCGCGATGAGAGTGCGCTGATCGGGCGTCTCCGCGATCACGACGACACGGTTCGGCACATCATCCGAATCCCACTCGTCGACCTGGATGGAACCGACAGTCACCCCGGGAGCCGACGCGAACGCCCCATCGTGCAGAGAGAACGAAGGGGCCGGCCACTCGTCGGGCCGGATTCCGACCGAGCCGTCCCAGCGCATGTACGGTTCGCCGCCGACCAGCTTCACGAGATCGAACACCGCCTCGAGGCGGTTCTCCGGGTACTCGACAAGCGCAGACACGTACGCGTTACGTTCCACACGCACCGGTAGCCCCAGCAGGTCGGCGAGCTCGCTGCTGATCGAACGGCCGACCGTCGACTGCATGACGTCCGAGATCGGTTCGCGCAGAGTGCCAGCGAACGCATCGTCGAGGCGCACCGTGATCGTTTCCGCCGTGGTGCGGCGTACTCCTCCGACGTTCGCGAAACCCCGGTCCTGCGCTTGCGGCTTCGTTATCTCGAACTTCCCGAGGACCGTCGCCGAATGGAATCGGCCAGAGCGCACATGGCAGGTGACCTCGAGCCAGTTCCCGTACGGGGAGAGTGGGTCGTTGACGTGCTTCGGTTCGTGGGAGCGGCCGGAAACGTCAGCGAACGCGAGCGTCGCCGAGCCGCTGCCGCACACCTGACGGGTCGAATCGAAGTTGAGACGCCCGTTCACGATCGGCACCACGGGGATCGTCTCGCGATCCCACTCGCGGAGTGCGCGTGCGGTGTAGGTGACCGCGTGATCGCCGGACAGGACCCGGTCGAGGCCTTCCGCTCCGGGCCTCACCGCGACGCCCATCCGACGAGCTTCGGGGACCGCATCGCATCCGCCCAGGAGGTGAATGCGGCGTTGAACCCCGACCATCCGCCGTTGTCGACGAGCCACTTCTCGAGGTCAGCCCACGACGCCGTCCGGGCGACGGGACGTGTTGCCCAACCCAGCGGAATGAGCGAACGGTTCGCCGCAGCCCACGTCGGGAAGGTCAGGTTGAACCCCTCCCACCCGAAGTTGTCGCGCAACCAAGCCGTCCAGTCCTCCGACGTCACGATCGGCTCCACGAGCGCCGGCGCGGGAGGCTGCACCTCGGTCGCGGTCAGCGTCCACTCCGCGCGCGGGTTGCCGTTCCCGTCGCCGCCCGGCCACCACTGCGGCTGCGGCTGATCCACGCGCGCGAAAAACGTGCGAGGAATGAGCGGCGGGACGTTGCCTGCGACGCGGAAGCAGAGGACGCCGGAACCGAGATCCTCGTCGTAGCCACCGAGGAGCGCCTCGAGCGCTTCCGCTTCATCGTCCTGGAAGGTGACGACATCGAGTGAGAGCTGCGACCAGCCTGCGCGGACCGTGCTGACCGAAACGGGAACCGAGCGGTTCGTGATCGGGACAATTCCGCCACCGAGCGGGCGGCTACCCCCCGTGATCGCGTTCTTGCCGAGCGCGAGAGTCAGTGCGTTCGCGGGCCGGATCGGGTCGTGGATCGTGACGGTGCTCGGCTTCGTCTGCATCCGCACCGGACCCGACTCCGCCGTACCGAGCACCACGCCCGCCGCGTCAACAGCAGTCGCAACGTAGGTCACGGCGATACCGAACGGCATCTCGAAGTCACGGACGAAGAGGTCATCGTTGCGATCAAGATCCACGAAGCCGCGAGTCAGGAACTCCCGACGCTCCTGCCTCCGAGTCACGGTGACGGTCGACGTGCCAGCAGGCACAGACTCGACCGTCACCTCGGCGTGAGGAGTGAGCACCCCGAGAGGACGCGCGGCGGCAGTGACGATCATGGTCATCTCCACTTCCCTCGCTGCTCGTCCTGCAGGTACCGCGCGAAGGCATCGGCGACGATGATGTGTGCGTCGCCATTCGCCTGCTCGCGGAGGATCGCAAAGAGGCGTCCGTCCATCATGATGGGCCGGTCGCGGCTGACTGCCGTCGCGACGGTTGCGGCAGGCGCTGCGACCGACATCGTGTTGACAACGGGCTGATATGGCCCCACGGCCCACGTGGAGTCCGGCACGCTCACCGCACCGCCGGTAGCGAAGCCCTTGAGCGTGCCCGCGTCGAGCGACTGCCGGAAGCGGTAGACCGCCTCCTGCCCGCCCATGCGTCGAACGTCTTCCGCGTCGAGAACGTGCTCGCCGTTCGAGAGGCGGAACAGGCCGGCGAGATCATCGCGCGGGCCGCCCGGTCCGTAGATCGCGCCGCCGTTCGCGCGGCCGTCGCCGAGTCCAAACCCGATGTTGGGGTTCGTGGCGTTGACCTTGATCGTCGCCGATCGAGAGTTGACGTACCGGAGATAGGCGTCCGTCTCGGCATAAGCGGACGAAGCGTCCGCCGTGATAACCACCGATCCATCCGGAAGTGTCACGATGCGATCCGCGAGGGACTGCACCTTGCCCTGCTGCTCCGGAGCGTTCGACGAGAACGCAGTCGTCGCCGACGGTGGCGTCTTCAGCACCGTGTCGATCAGCGATTGCGCCTGCTCCTCGGTGAGACCCATCTGGGTCAGCTGCCCGACCAGAGCATCCGTCGCCGTGTTGTACCGACCGGTCAGCGCTTCCTGCGCTTCCCCCGACGCGGCTGCCGCATCGACCTGCTCACTGAGCGCCGCAATCGCCGCCCGCACCTGACCCTCAAGGGTCGCCCCGGACTCCGAAGCGGACAGGTTCGCGGTATCCACGCCCTCAAGCGAGATCTTCGAACCGTCCGCCGCGTAACCGACCGCGTCGATCGCCCCGGCAAGCGCCAGAGTGCGGTCGTTCAGGTATCCGAGGTCGATCTGCGGGTCGAAGAACTCGTTGAACTTGCCGCGACCGTTCTCGAGGTTGTCGCTCAGCCCGCGGATGTTCCCCGCAGCGGACTCAGCCTTCTCGTCGAAGACATCCATGTCGGACGCCAGGTCCTCGATCTCGGTCGTGTCCTGCCCGAGCAGGTGCATCAGGTTCGCGATCAGCAGGACCGCGTCACGGCCGGGACCGGCGACGAACTCGCCGAACGCCTCCGTACCGCCCGCAGCGGACTCGATGATCGACTGACCGAAGTCGATTGCGCCGTTCACCATGTCCGACAGGAACTGCAGGACAGGCCCGCGGTTCTCGGTCACGAACGTCGCGAGCTCACCCAGGCCCTCACCGAACGCTGCAGCCAGAGCACCCTTCACACCGTTCGAGGCGACCTCGATACTGCGCAGGGCTCCCTCGATCTTCGACGCGTCGTTGCTCGCGAGAGTGTCGAACATCTTCTGCGCAGAACCGGTCACGCCGTCGAGCTGCGCGACCGCGGTCGAGAGGTCAAGCGCGAACAGCGCATCACCCATGTCCTCGGCCTTCGGGCCGAAGAGCGCGACCGCGGCCAGGTTCCGCTGCAGCGGGTCTTCCATGTCGCGGAGCCCGGTGAGGATCTGCTGCAGGCCCTCCTTGGCGCCCTCTCCGCCGGCTGCGATCTTGGCGGTCATTTCTTCCGCGTTCAGGCCGATGAGCTTGTAGCCCTCGGCGCTGGCGGCAGACCCGTCCGTGGCGCGGATCTGGACTTCCTTGAGCGCGTCGGCGACGACGTCGCTGTTGCGGGCGCCATCCTTCAGGCCCTGGTTGATGAGGCCGAGTGCCTCCTCGCCCGAGAGACCGAGCTTCGCGAGTACGACCGGGTACTCAGTGAACGTGTCGAGCATGTCCTCGCTGGCGTTGATGCCGTTGCGGGCGCCGGCCGCGAGGATGTCGAATGCCTCCTGCGAGGACTTCGCGAGGCCGGAACGAAGGAGCTGGGTCGTCGCCACGGCGACCGGCTGCACGTCCTCGCTCAGTACGTCGGCGATGCCACTGAGGCCCTCAACGACTTTCTGCGCGTCGCGGTTCGTTGCCTCCGGGTCGATGAGGTCGAACTGCAACGCCAGCCGCGTAGTGTCCATGTTTGCTTCGACCGACTCGCCGAACACGTTCACGTAGGCCTCACCCGAGACGCGCGCGAACTTTGCAGCCTGCTCGGGACTGATCCCAGTGAGCGCCTCAAGGCGGTCACGGCCTACCTCGATAGCGAGACCTTCTTTGAACGCCTGAGACAGCGCGTCCGCGGCGGCTTTGCCGATTCCGACGACCGTGCCCGCGATCGGGAGGGCTACAAGGGCGGTCAGGAGCGCTCCGCCGAAGTTCTGACCGGCGTCGTCACCCGACTCGGACGCCGACTCAGTGGCCTCCTCGAAGGCATTCTCTGCCGGGGAGATGTCCGCGTCGACGGTCATCTCGGCTCGAGCCGAGCGAAGCGCAGTCAGGGACCGGTCTACGCGCGACAGCTGCGCCTCAGCACGAGCGATATCCGCCGTGACCTCGACGTCGGTCTTGATCGCATTGAGGTAGTCGAGCTTCTGACGAAGCTTGTCCGCGTCGGCCTCGGCCTTCGACACTTCCGCGTCGACCTTGACGATGACATCCTTCGAGACGAGCTTCTTAGCGGCCTGCTCGACATCCTCGAGCCCCTCGATCGCGGGCTTCGAGTTCGCGTCGACCGTTGCCTCGATCTTCTTCGACTCGATGCGCTTGCCTGCCGCCTTGACGTCCTTCTCCGCCTTCTCGACGTCGGACGTGTTGGCGGTGAACAGGACTTCGAGCTCGGCTGCGCGCATCGTCTACCTCCGGGTGAGTGCCCGCCGTAGTAGCGAGTCGGGATGGTCGAACAGCGCGAACAGGGCGTGCCTGACACCCAGCCATGGGCGCGCGAGGACGGCCGGGTCGTACAGGTCGAGGTGGTAGATCGCGAGCATGTCCGCAACGACCAGTCGCCAGTTCGACACGATCGCGAGAAGCGACCCGTCAACGCGAGAGTCGGTCGCTACTTCTTCGATGCCTTGGGCTTCTCGGGGGACTGGTCGGTACCGCTTGTAGAGCGGGACGCCGTTCGCGTCGTGGTCGTACGGCTCGCCGATCCCGAGGGTCGCGTAGTCGGCTTCCGTCCAGTCCTCGATCCTTTTGGGCGGGCACCCTCCGCCTCTTTCGCGGCGAGGTCACGCTCTGGCCCCCAAAGCATCTCGGCGGCAGCGTCGGCGTATTGCCGGGAACGCGCCCAGAAGAGCGTCGCGTAGACGCCCATACGGTGCAGCGTGTCCCGGCCGATCCCGTCCGCGATCATCTGGTCATAGACGGGGCCGAGGGCGGGGTGGCCGTCGTTGGGGAGTCCGTCGAGGATCGCCTGCACCTCGGGAGGTACCGCGTCGGCGCCGACTTCCGCGCGCACTGCGAGGGCGAGGAGTTCGCGCATAGCCGCGACGCTGGGCTCGGGAACCGTGTAGGTCCGCGAGCCCAGCGTCAGGACGAGATCAGGGCGCGCCCAGGCCCCGAAGTCGACAGCGCTCACGCCCCGCCGTCCTCCTCAGTGAGGGGGTTGGTGATCTCGTCGTAGGCTCCGACACCGGTCAGGGTCCAGTTCTGGATCTCGGACGAACCATCCGGACCGATGTTCGCTCGTCCCTTGGACACGGTGGCGATGCCGCGACCGGCGTCATCGGGGTTGGGCACTCCGCCAGCCACAGAGTCGGGCTGGTGGTACCAGCGGACCTCGATCTGCGCGGCGGCTCCCTTCGATCCGGGCTTGGTGCGGGCGAACAGGGCCTCAACCTCTTCGAGGTACTTGCCGGTCGTGCCGGAGCGGTTCACCTGCGTGGCGAAGGCGAGCGACCAGCTCCAACCCGTCGTCTCGTTGTTGGGAGAGCCCTCGTCGTCGTAGGTCTGGCCATCCTTAGTGATGGGCGTCTCGGTGAGCTGGTAGTTGAACATCTTCCGGACGGTCTGCCAGTCAGGGGCAGCCCGAGTTCCGAGGTTGACGTCAACCCCGTACTCGTAGGACTTGCCGAGGATGGTGCCGGCGGGAAGAGCGTTGATGGTTGCGCGAGTCATGATGCCTCCGGGTTGTCGAGCGTGACTAGGTAGTTGTCGGTCCGTTGCTCACGGCCGTTGGTGTCGGCTCCCAGAGGGGCCATGGAAAGACGGCGGATGCCGCTGATTCCCTCCCGGCGGGAGAGTCCTTGAAAGTGGGCGAACGCTTCGCCGGCCATCCGGTCGGCGCTAGCGATGTCGCCCTTTTTGCCGCGGAACCGCAGCTGCACCCATCGGAGGGTGAGCCCGGTGACGTGGTCGTCGTCCCCGCCGTACACGCGGACAGACACGGACCGATTGGCGGACTCGGACGATCTGCCGTAATCGATACGGACGTCAGACGCTGCGTACGTGGCGGTGGTCTCCGGCTTCCACTTCCAGCCGTCGATCTCGCCGAGCAGCTCGCAAAGGACGATGGTCAGTGCCGCGTCATCCATCGAGAGCTCCCTGCACGTGCTTGGCGATGATGTCGCCCACCTTCGGGCGCACCTCTGCCGCAGCGCGCTCGAGGAACTTCGGGCCGCCGCCGCGCGGGTGCTCGTAGTCGAGGTCCTCGTGCTGCAGTCGGGCGACGAACGACTCGTAGCCGGCTTGCGCGGTCAGGTCGTCGACGTGGGCGAAGGATGTGCCCTCGGTCTCGCCGGTGTCCTTCGGAGCGAGCTCGTTCGACCGTTCGATGACCGTCTGAGCGGCTTCGAGGAGACCCTCTTGGGCGGCCTTCTCGAGGAGGGATAGGACGGGGCGGTAGTAGCCCACGAGCCACCTCCTACTTCAGGTAGAGCGTCTGGAAGGAGGGCAGCGTCGGGTGCTGTCCTCGGGTGATCGAGATGACCGGCGCTTCACGCTCACCCGTCAGGCCCGGCCAGACGGTGACCATTGATCCCAGCGGGATGACCTCGTCGAAGTCGACGGTCACCTGCGTGCTGGAAGTCGTTTCCGAACTCGACGACGTGGTTACCGTCTCGGTGCCGTCCACTACGAAACAGGAGACCTCGACCGGCTCCGCGTAACCGCCGCCCAATCCGCCGCCCGAGGTGTGGGTCCGGACGATGGCGCTGTGCGGCAGGAAGTAGTCCGGAAGCGGGATCGTCATTCCAGCCACCAGAGCGGGTCGCTGGTGGGCGGGTAGCTGACGAGAGGGACCGTGAACGCCTGCTGCGTCCGCGGCCTCAGCATCCGTTTGTGCTCCTCGGTCAGCATGAGCGTCCGGCCGGGCCTGTCGTAGGACCAGGACTCCGAGAAGGGGCCCATGGTCCGAGACTTCTGTGTCACGGGGTCGACGTTCGAATCGGCCATCATGACGAAGACGACCATCTCGCGAGAGACGGTCTTACGGACGGCGAGCTCCGCCGCGCTCACCTCGATCGGGGCGAGAGGAGGGGGGGCATAGGCGTCGATGCGGACCGCGGCGTCCTCGAGCAGGGCAGCTGCGCGAGTCTCCTGGCCCGCGGGGAAGCCCGGCCAGATCGCTTTCACGTCCTCAGCGGTTGCGTAGGTCATGGCCGGGCTCCTCCCTACTTCGACTGCGACTTTGCGGGTGCGGGCTTGCCGGAAGCGGGGCGCTTGTCAGCGGTCGCGGGCGCCCACTCGGACGAGCCGAGTCGAGCCGCCGTCTCCGCATCGACGTTGACGATCACGCCAGTTGTCTTGTTGCGGAGCCGGGGCATCAGGCGACCTTGTCCTCGATGACGGCGAACTGATCCGCGAAGACGTACCAGCCGTAGACGATCTCCGCGCGAAGCAGGTTCTCGTTGTGACCGGCGAGGTCACGGCCGGTGTTGTCCGGGTCGCCGAACTCGAGGACTCGGAACGGGATGGTGCGCTGCACGCCCCACCGGATGCCGGACTGAAAGTTGCCGACGATGCCGCGCACCTTGTTGTCGGTGGTGCTGCCGTCGGTGGGCTTGCCCGAGACGGTCGTCGAGATCGCCGCGTTCACGCCCTGGAAGTTCGTGACGTCCGTGCCGAGGCCGAGCTCAGGGAACTTCTTGCGACCGTCGGCGTAGCGCGCGGTGGAGAGCGTCCACGCGTGCTTCGGGTCGAACGCGACGCCGTTGACGCCGTAGCCGGCGCCGATGACAAGGCCAGCGGCCTGCTCGAAGTCGAGATCCGCGTTGGCGCCAGCCTCGACGCGCTTGGTGGTCGTGTTGAGGTAGTTCGTCCAGGTGGTGATCGCGTTGCCGGTCCGCGGGTTGACGCGGTAGTACAGACCGAGGTCGAGCGCGCGTGCGAGAGCGAGCGAGCACTTGTCCGCGAAGCGGTCGAGGATGCCGGTCTGGTACTCCTCGTCAGCGTGCTTGAACTCGTCCGAGGTGCGCATCTGCACGACGGCCTTGCGCGGGAGCGCGGTGACGAAGGACGGCTTGGCGTCCGACGAGCCCTTCGCGCCCGACTCCTCGACGAACTCGGCGGTCAGGTCATCGTCGAAGGTGATGAGATCGACGTTGCCGAAGCGCATGGCTTCCTGGCCGGAGAGGGCAGCGACAGTGGAACCTGTCTTCGCCTTCTCGACGATGCCGTCTGCGATCTGAGTGGGGAAGCGGAGGTCCGCTACCTGTGCGGTCATGGTGGTGCTCCTTAGGTCGATTGCTGGTCGAGAGCGTCGATGACGCCCGCCCAGGGGGATGTCTTGGCTTTGGTCGAGGGGCTGTCGCCCTGTGAGGGGATGACCGGCGCTTCCTGCGCCGTGAGGAGAGGCTTGAGCTCGGCAGCGTGCTCCTCGAGCTCTTCCTTCGTGGAGCCGCGCAGCAGGTTCACCGGGATGCCGGCTGTCTTCGCGATGTCGGACCGCAGCAGCGTGATCTGCTTCTCGGACTCAAAAGCTGAGACCTTCGATTCCGCCGCTGTCGCCCGCATCACGGCCGAATCGCGTTCCTGCTCGAGAGCTGCCTTCGCTGTGTCTGAAGCGTCGGCGCGCTTCTTCAGGTCCGGGTAGTCCGCGTACTTGGCCTCGACGCGAGCGATGCGCTCCTTGACGAGACCGTCGAACGCGTCCTGAGACTCGATGGTGACGGGGAACTCCATGTGCTTCTCCTTGTGCCCCGATTGACCGCTCGGGTAGGCGTGAACCCGCGAGTAGCGGGTGGTATGTGGGTAGATCAGGCAGACGCGATCCAGTCGCGGATCTTCGCGTTGTGATCGGCTTTCTGCGCGGGAGTCATGCCGCCCGTGTAGCGCGACGCCTCGTACGCTCGAACGTCGACCTCGGGCGCATTCGGGTCCCAAGAGGGGACAGCGACGCAACCGCAGTCGTTGTGCGCGGCGAAGTCACCGTCGTACTTGTAGACGCCCTTGCCGGCGAGCTTCTTGCAGAAGTCGCAGCCGTCCGACCGCGTCTTGCGGTACCAGCCCGACGCACGCGGGTCGCGGGTAGTGGCGCCGACGATCGTCAGCCGTGAGGGCTCAACGACGTACCGTTCGACGGGCGCGAGCAGAGAAGGCAACGCGAGAGCCGCCGCGCCCGTGAAGAGGTACTGCGCCGCGAACCGGACAGTCCTCTCGATACGGAACCGCTCGACCGAATCGGCCACCTGCGCGCGGAAGCGACCACGGACGTTCGCGCCCGCCCGCACCTCGTCGTACCAGTCAGCCGCGACCGAAGCGGCACCCTGCCCATACGAACGCACCAGAAGGGGCACGTACTGCAGCAGGGCCTCCCGGACCGCTTCCGGTTTGTCGAGGTTGAGCGACCCGAAGAACTGATCGAGCTCCTCGCGAACCTGCCGCGCCACTCCGGCCTGCAGATCCCGGAGGACGCTCGCTTGCCGGTCGGTGACCACGCGCTACTTCTCCTCGAGATCGCCGGCGTCGCTCGCGGGCATGCGGAGCGAGGCGGGCACGGCACCGGTGAATGGAATGCCCTCGAGGCCGATGCGCGCTGCGGCTGCAGCGGGATCGACTCCCGCTCGGATGGCGACGCCAAGCGCGTCGAACTTCGCCTTCAGATCGGCGGCGTCGGGGGCAGAACCTCCGGCCGCATCGCCTGCGTCGCCGCGTGCAGCGAGGAGCGCCGCCATGTTGAACGCACCCTCGGTCCGGCGCTTGTCCGCAAGCAGGCGCGTGATCTCGGCGCTCGAGAACCCGGCGTACTCAAGAGCGACCTCAGTGTCTCCGAGCCACGGGAACACGGTGACGAGCTTCGACAGCGCGTCCGCGGCGGTGACCGGGGACGTGAACGCAGGGTTCTGCCAGTTCGCTTTGATCTGGCGCAGCTCGTCGGTCGCGGCGTCCCTGCCGTCGCGCAGTAGAACCGCGCGACGGGCGACCTGCCGGAGTGACGCGCCGAACCCGCGAGTGGCCGCGCGAGCCGACACGATGAGATCCTTCTCGGCCGCATAGAGCGCTTCGGCCGACGGTGGGTTGTCCTGCACGATGCCAAGCGAGGAAATCGGCAGACCCGTCTCCCCGGCCATCTGCGAGGCGTACAGACGATGCAGGTCCGTGAGGGGCTGAGTAGTCATCTGCGGGAGTTGCTGGACGGTAGGAGTATCACCGTCCTCGTCCTTCGTGAGCGCGAACCAGCGGTCGATAGCGGCCTGCCACTTGCCGTTCGCGAACGTGTCCGGTGCGACGCCGAGCGCGACCATGCGAGGGGCCGCGTAGAAGTCCGCGCCGATCTCAGTGCGGATGACGTTCATGAGTGCCTTGTCGGTGATCGACATGACGGCGCGCGAGATCCGCGAACGTCCGAACGGACGGTCAAGCTGCGGGTCATAGGTCAAGGGCTCTGCGAGCACCTCGTTGAGGAGGTTCGGCCGGCGGTCCGCGACCCAAGCGCCCGACGGACGGCGCGAACAGATCAAGACGGCCGCCGGAAGGTAGACGTCCATCCGGGTCGGGCGCCCGTCTCGGTCGAGCTCCGAGATAGCGAGGAACGCGGAAACAACGCGGCGCCGCTTGTCCCAGAGCGCTGCAGTCCACTCGGCCGAACGAGGAAGGATCATGACCGCTGGCTCGCCGGACTGAGTGTCGCCCTTGAGGGTCGTGATGAACGAGCACGAGTGCTTGAGCGATGACGTGATCGCCTGCGGAAGCTCGAGATCGAAGCGGTTGTCGTCGAGGAGAGCGCCGAGCTCGAACGGGTCCTGGTCCTGATCCGGCGCCACGAAGCCATCGAAAATGGTTCGAGACCCGAGACCCGAGACCGCCTTCTCCGGCCAACCCAGCGTCGCCCGCATACGGGCGAATGCCTCCGGCGGGATGTTGCCCGACGGCTTGAGCAGCATCTTCCCGTCGTAGTACGTCGACCGCAGGACGTTGCGCGGGTACTTCTCTCGCCACGTAGCGAGCAGCGAACGGATCACGTCGAACTCGGCATCCGAGACGCCCGACATGAATCGGGGCAGGGTGTCAGCGGGGGAGTACGGGGCGACAGCGATCACAGGAGCTCCGCCTTTCGTCCAGGTACTCGCTTGCTCGTCCTCGACCCGAACAGGGCGAGGCTGATCGACTCCATCGGTGTCTCATCCCCATCAGGGGTTGTCGCTTCCCATCCCCAAGCGCCGGCCGCATTCCGCTTCTTCATGTCGCACACCGCCACTGACTCGTCGAGAACTGATTGGCCGTCGGAGTCGAGATGCGACAGGGTGCCGTCTTTCACGGCCTCCCACGTCATCGCGCAGGCAGTCGTGTAGTTCGGGGTAGTTGCGACAGTGATGAGCCGCTGAGGGACGCCACGGTCGCGCAGAGCCTGCTGCAGCACGTTCGCGCCAGCCGCTCCCGAGATCACGATGACGGCCGAGTCTCGCCAGCACCCGGCGAGCCAGTCCGCCAGAGCACCGATGCCAAGCTCGACAGGACCGCTCTGCGCATCGATGAGCTCGACGTGAAACCCCGACGAGTGCTTGCGGCAACCGGCGAGCGACACTCTCGAACCGTCCTGAGAGAAGGCGACGCCGTAGGAAGGGATGCCCTCCGGCGCCGACTCCACGCCGCACCGCGACCAGAGCGCGGCCGAGATGAGCCGCGAGCCTTCCGACTCGTCATCCCATCGTCCGAGAGCCTCCCGCAGCCACGCGTCATCCGAAGGGAGGTTCTCGCGCATCCGATCGATCGACTCCTGAGGAGTGCGGTGCGGGTAAGATGGGTTCGCCTTCGCGATCTGGTGCTTGTCGTCCAGCTTCGGGCCGCCAGGCTTCCCGACATTGGGGTCCGCAGACGTCTCGATGTAGAGGCTGTTGCCACCCACCGCCACCACATCGGCGCTGTCACCAGCGATCGCGAGCGCCTTCCGGCGACGAGCCTTGAACGCGTCGCCAGGATCGACCGGACGGGGTGGAGTGCCCATGAAGATGAGGAGACCGCCGTGCGGGTTCCGCGACTGGTTCGCCGCAGGGACCATGTCCTCAAGCGCCTTCTCCGTGAGGATCTGCGCCTCGTCGAAGACTTCGATGTCGACCTCGTCGAAGCCACGACCGAAGCCCTGCTCGCGGGCACCGAAGAGGATGCGAGAGCCGTTCCGAAACTCGATCTCCTGCTGCCCGTTCGTGGACCTCAGACCATCCGAGCGATTCACAGCAAGGTACGGCTGGACTGCCGGCTTCCGCGCGTACGCGGCGAGCTTCTGGAACGTCATTGAAGCTGTCTGCGAACGATGCGCAGTCCACAACGCCGTCGTCTCCGGAAAGATCGTGGACAGCGCGAACACCATGCGGCCGACGATGAACGTCTTCGCCACCTGACGCGGGATGGAGAACGTGACGCCACCGACAGTGCAGGCGTACTTGCCGTCAGCACGCAGCCCAAGGGTCAGCTGCCCGAGGCCGTCCTGCCACTTGTCGAACTGGTCGCCCCACTCACGGCACCGCTCCTCAACTTCGTACCAGACAGAGTCGACGATGCCCTCGGGAATGATGACGTGACGAGCGACCTCAGATAGCAGTCTGGTCGAAGGATCGGCGCGCACTCTGCCGTCCCTCCTGCCGTTCCCGCTCCTGCTTCGCCGACGCGTCCATCCGGCGCACCTCGACGTCGAGCCGATCCATCTCCGCGATCAGACGAGCTAGAGCATGAGGCGGAACACCCTCGTCTATGACGTCCGCGATCTGCTTCCGCGCCCGAACCAGGAACGCGCGCCGGTCGAGCTGCGTAGCGCCGGCCATCGTCTCCGCGATCGGCTGCTCGACCTTCTCATCCGGACCCACGGCTCGAAGATTGCGCGTCATCGCGGGCCTCCGATCGTTTTTTCCGGCGGGGAGATATTGGCGCTACTCCTCCGGGGTCGCCCCTCCTCAGGGGGAGGGAGGTGGTGCCCAGGGTGCCGACGGCGATGGGGTCGCGACGCTGCGGGGTCGCTGCGACTTTCGGCGGGGCATCGAACTGGTGCGCGATGTCCGGCCGTTGTCACGCGCCTAATGCCGGTCCCCATCCGCTCGATGCGATGATCGGCGGGCGGGGCGCTCGGGGTTCGGGGTCGGGCTTGTTCGACCGCTGGTTGTTGCACCAGCGGTGGAGCAGTCGGGTGTTCTCGCGGGAGAGTGGGTCGCCGCCTCGGCTTGCGTGCTGGATCTCGTCGACCTCGGGGAACATGTCGTCGTGGTGGTGGCGTGCCAAGGCTGTCTGGGCGTTGAGCCAGTCAGTGGGCCATGGGCATGCAGGCCACGCGCAGTGTGCGCCGGCTGCGAGTAGGCGCTTGCGCAGCTCTCGGCGCCTGTGCCCGTTCGCGTATCGCGGGTTGGTGGTCACGCCTTACGCTCGAGTAGCCGCCGCCGTGTTTCGTCATCAAGGCGGTCGCCTACTGACCAGGTGTACAGCGGCGCACCCTGGCCGTCATACCCAACGGGCACGGGCTCGTTCACTGCCTGGCTCGTTCGTTGGTGACGCGCTGATAGACGAGGCAGGATGCGCAAGTCCCGGCTGGGTGCCCGGTGTCACAGTGCGCGCAGTAGGTGAGGCTGTCGGCGTAAGCGTGCATGTCTCCGCCGCAAGCACATGACTTCATCGTCCGCTCCGATCCGGGTTACGGGGTGTTGCCTCGTGCTCGCGTCGCTTGCGTGTGCGCTTAGCTGCTGTGTCGACGGCCGAGGCAAGTGGTGTTCGCAGTTCTCGTCCGCTGTCGACGACACTTTGTCTGCCGGTTGAGAGGGGCTCGCTGCGAAGTCGGGTTCCGTCAGCGCGCTATCGTCACTGGCATGGGGAACTCTGCAGCAGGGACGATAGAGATCAAGCCGGCGGCGATCGGTGATGCGCTCGCGACGGCACGAGACGACACGGCAGGCGGCCTCTCTCACGAGGGCTTAGTTCGAGTGGCGGAACGGGTGCTGGGCCGCTGCGAGAATACGACTGGGTTTGGTTTAGCCGCGGCAGCACTATTGCTTGCCGGCGTGCCTGGTATCGATCAGTCGGAGCATCAGGTGTGGCAGACGGGCGTCCTCGTGTTCTTTGCGCTTATTTCGCTAGGGAGTGCGCTTCTGGCCGAGCATGCCGCGGTGAAGTGGCGGGCAGTTCTTGACAAGGACGACCTCAGTACGGTGGTGCCTCGGCGCGGCTGGTTCAGTCACCTGTTCACCCGGGTGCCTAGTCGGACAACGACGGAGGCGCCTCAGCCCGAAACCGGTGAGGCGCCTTCTCGTTCGTAAGTGGGGTGCACTTCTATGTCTGGGGACATCCTACACTCGCGCCACCGAGACGCAAAGCAAATCGGTAGCGCCGGGATCGGATCACCGCGTGAAGTGCCGGCTCCTCGCGCAGGGCCGGTCGACAACTACTTCGTGGTGCGGAGCGAGTGGGCCGTGTACTTCGAAACCGACGAGAAGCTTGAAGCCGGGCATACCGTTCGCCCTGACGGCGGGATCGATGCGCTTCAGCGTCCCAGCGATGCGCGCTCCCGCTCCCGCGTCGCCGATACGGGCGAAGCTGACGCGGGCGCCGATGTGTTCCGGTGCAAGCGTCGAGGCGGTGAAGCGTCGTGTGCTGGTTCGTACGGCTGGCATGGCCTCGAGTTGTGCCGTTGGTTCGTCGAGGGTGAGCCACTCCGCGAGTGCGGCGGCGGCGGTCTCGGTTCCGAGCCGAGTGATTACCGCGATGAACTGGTGCTCGAGTGTGTTCACGAAGCCTCCGCCGGCACGGGGGTGACGTACTTCCGGATGAGGTGGTCGCGGCCTCGCCCCGGCCGACGGAGGTTCTGCTGTTCTTCGTTGTAGGCGAGGACCGCGGCGGAGTACTCGTCTTCGGTCCAGATGTGCCCGCAGCCGTCGCAGCGGATGGTGCGGGTGCCACCTTCCGTCTCGGCCGGGAAGATGGCGATGCGTCGGGGCCAGCAGCAGGTGACGCCGTCCGTGTGGGGCATGCGTGACCATGCTGCAGTCATCTGCCGGGGCCACTTGCGGTCGAGGGATCGGAAGTATCGGGCTTCGCCGATGAAGTAGTCGATGACGTCGACGTACTCGTCGGTGAACGCCGAGCTGAAGATCGCTTCGAGATGGTCGTCGAGCCACCGGGCGATGAAGGCCGTCTCGCGCTGCGCGGACCAGGATGAGACGCCGGTTGTGAACCCCTTCACTCGTCCGGTCGGGGTGCGCCAGGCGTTGAGGGCGACGGGCGGCTTCGTGACCTTCAGTCGGACGGCGAACAGTCCGGCGAAGCGTACGAGCTCCTCGTAGATGCCGTTGACGTCGTCGAACGCGGACGTGTTGAACGGGAGTGGCGCTTCCTGTTGGACGGAGATCTCGGACTCGTCGGCGCTGGCGGGCGTGCCGATGAGGTTGGCGATGTGTCCGGCGAGTGTGGGGGCGAGGCGGAGGCCGGCGCGGGTCGAGTGGAAGCAGCGGTCGCAGAAGCGGCCGTGACGAGCGCCGAGGATCTCGGGCTGGTCGTCCTTCTCGGTGCCGCGGCGGGCGCAGCTGTTCACGCAGGGCAGTGCGGTCGGGTTGGTGAGTTCCGGCTGGGCAGTGGTCATGACGGTTCTCCTAGAGGTCGTGAGGCATGTAGGCGGGCATCCAAGGCAGTTCGCCTTCTGCTCCGCGACGGAGGTAGGTGGGCCATTCGCGCTGTTCCCGGTCGCCGCGCCACTTGACGACGGTGACGAGGGAGTCGTCGCCCTCGACGGGCCGCAGGCCGAAGCCGAACTCGGGCCAGCCCATAAGCGCTGATGCGCCGCGAGGTCGGAGGTCACGGTCTCCGCCGAGCGACTTGGCGTGCCCGGCGTGCGCTTCCATCAGCAGGCAGATGCCGCGTTCCCTGAACGAGTCGAGAGTGAGGATCATCTGCGCGGCGTCGTCGTTGGATTCGAGGCCCTTGGGTACGAGCTTGTAGAGCGGTCCGATGTAGAGCAGGTCTGGCTTGTGGTGGTCGAGGAGGGCGTGCACTTCGTTGATGTCGGACTGCAGGGTGAGGTCAGGGCGGATGCCGGCGCTGACGATGACGTTCGCGCGGGGGTCGCCTGTCCCGATGCGGCTGACGTGACTGGTCACGTATCGGGCGCCGCGAGCCCACTGCTGTTCGGAGTTCTCGGCGTCGATGACCAGCACCTTCCGCGGCGGGAAGGTCCCTCGCTGGTCGAAGGGGTGGACGCCGGCGGAGATCGCGATGGCAATCTGCCTCAACAGGTGGCTCTTGCCGGAACCTTCCCCTCCGGTGACGACGAGACGGTCTCCCCGCTCGAGCAGGTCGGGGATCAGCCAGTCGTGGATGACCCGAGTGTCGAGGATCTCGCCGAGTGGCTTCGGGTGCAGCTTGGCGCTGGTCGTCCCGGCAGCATCCTCGAGGTCTCGGCGCCGGGCTTCGGCCTTGACTGCCAGGAAGCGGCGTTCGGCGTCGACGGCCTCCTCGAAGGCTGGATCGACGGGTGCGGCGTCGGCTGCGACCTCGATGCGGACGAAGTCGGCGATCCCGAGCCCGGCCGTGATGTGGTCGGCCGCGTCCTTCCCCGCGGCGGATTCGACGATGTACGCCTGTCCGGTCGTCAGTCTGTCCAGGAGAGCGCGAAGGCCCGGTCCGCGAGTGCGTCCCGCCTCGTCCCGGTCTTGGACGACGTAGAGGTCGCTGCGGCCGGCGAGCGACGAGTAGTCGGCGCGCGCCCACGAGTTCGACCCCATCGGTGCGGATACGGCGGTCACGCCTTCGCCGGCCAGCACGTCGGCGTCTTTCTCGCCCTCGGTGACGTAGATGTCCCTTCCTTCCGCGAGCGCTGCAGCGAGGTCGATGCCGGCCGGTTCGTAGAGGGGCACGACGGAGTCGTCGGCGATCTTCTGGAAGAAGCGCTTGTCGGGGGTGCGATGCACAGTCCGGACCGTGCGACCGGCGTGCTTGTACTCGTAGTCGATCCCCTTCGGGTCGTCGAACAAGTCGGACATCGTCCATCCGAGCGACGAGGCGATCGCGTCAGCTGTGCATCCTGCGAAGCAGAAGGTCAGCACTTGGCCGCGGCCTCGCTTGATTGACAGGCTGGGGCGGCCGTCAGGGTGCGCGGAGCACTGCGCTATCCACTTGTCCTGCCCCGCGGCCTTCACGGTCTTTCCGTTGGCGAGCAGGGCGTCGACGAGGGCCATGGTCGCGTCAGCCATTCGAGCTCTCACCACCCGCGACGGCTCCGATGAGCCGGAAGGAATCCCCGATGAGCCGGTCGCGGTCTCGGAGCACCGACGCGAGCTGCGCCTCGGCTTCCTCCTGCGCCCTCAATGCGCGGTCCCGCTGTTCGCGGGCGACGGTAAGCGCCCGGCTCACGACAGGGCCTTCCGCGGCTCTGAGTACGCGTCGACCGAGGTGACGTCGTCAATGATGTCGGCCGCCCAGCGGGTTCCGACCGGGGGAGCCGGGTGCGGACCGCGGACCTCGATCAGACGGGCATGCTCGCGGCGGAGAATCTGCACGATGTGTCCGGGCTCGAGGTACACGGAGGGCGACGAGCGGCGGAACTCGATGAGCGCCCTCACGGCATCCGTGTAGGCGACACCGGCAAGCACTTCTTGCCAGGCTGCAACGATGGGGTCCGAGATTTTCCGGGAGTCGATCGCGGACGCCCTAATGAGGAGCTGGTGCGCTTCCTTCGAGTTCATGCTGGTCACCTCCGTATCGGGCGTTGAAGGCGGCGAGGTTCGCGTCGACTGCGGTCGGTCGAGCTCCTGCGCCGTTGTCGCGGTTGTACTGCGCGTTGGCCTTCGCGCGCAGCGTCGAGTACTGCTCTCGGAACTTCGCCATCGAGCGGATGTTCGCGGACCAGAATTCGTCGGCCGTGGCCCACCGCATCAGGTTCTCGATCTGGATGGGCGTGTACCCGTCGAGGCGGATGAGCCGGTCGCACGACTGCCACCACGACTTGCCGACGGTTCCGACCTTGTGGCCGTTGGCTCTCACGAGCGTCGCGAGCAGATCGGAGAGGTGGAGGACGTCGGAGGAGAACGCCCCTCCGTCGGACGCGTCAGCGTCGGACGAAGAAGGCTGTTCCCCTGTTCCCCTGTTCCTCTGTTCCCCTGTTACAGGCGCTACCTTTTCGGGAGGCCTCGCGAGGGTGTCGCGAATGCCGCGGTAGGAGGCGGTGTCGACGACCTCCGCGTACTCATAAGTGCCGTCTGGCCTGGGGAAACGTCCGCGGCCCGGCTTGTCGATGCGCTGCAGGTCCTTCCACTTGTCGATGTAGAGCAATTCCTCACCTTCGACTGAGTAGCGGGCGATCAGCCCGTGCTGGTGGAGGGTGGAAATGGCTTCGGTAAGCCTCGCGAGGGTGTCGCGAGGGCTCCTGGCGAGGTCGCGACCGAAGACGTCGCTGGCGATCGTCTCGAGGTCGTCCTTGCCGACCCCGTTGTCATCCACGTAGGACTCGAGGCCCTTGAGGACGAGGCGTTGCTCCCAGGTGAGCGCGGCGATCGTCTTGGATCGCCAGAACTCGGGCTTCGTTGCTCGAATCCTCACGGCGTGCTCGCCTCCCGGTTCTCGTTGAGCACACTGCGAGCGATCGACTCCGCGAACCCGAGGAGGTGAGGCTCAAGCGAGCCGGCCGGGTGGGTCGTCAGAGCGCGGCGTGCCAGGGCGAGCACGGTGCTGGCGTAATGGGTTGCGAGTAGCCCCCCGCCTAGGCCCGCGACCTTGTCCTCGAAGGTGTTGACAACCGGCTGACCGCTCGCGAAGAGGGCGGACCCGACCACGTTGCGGATACCGAGGAGACGCTTCTCCGCCTGCTGGATGAGGTCGAGTAGTTCGGCGCGGTCGCAGGCGATCGGGGGGACGGCGGGCGTCGAAGTTTCGGCGCTCATGCGGTAGCTCCTGCCATCGGGTCGCGGACGTACCGCGAAGCGTTGACGGTCTTGGTGTTCTCGGCGGCGGACCACTCGGCGGTCGCGATGATCTGGCGAGCGAGAACACGTGCCTGTGTGACGGTCAGCGTCTGCTCGGCCGCGATGGACACGTGCAATTCCTCACCTACAAGGGTCGGAACGACGACGGCGGTCAGAGGGGGAGGTGGGGGAGCCCACCGCGATGCCCTCACAGCTCGTCATCCGTCATGCCGTCGGCCTCGGCATCAAGATTGGTTGCGATGCTGCGCAGTTCGGCGACGAGGTTGCGCAGCCCGGCCTTGCCGACGGTGAGGTCGATCTCGAGGAGCACGTTGTACCGGTCGCGTCCTTCGTCGTCGATCTTCGACCCGACCGCCTTGAGGGTGTTGCCGCCAACCTCAGCTTCGAGGGAGGCGAAGTCGGCGAGATCACGGTCGTCGACCCCGTGGTAGCCGGTGCTGCTCTCGAGGGACAGATCGAGCGCGTCGTGGCCGGAGCACCAGGAGTAGACGGTGCAGCGGACGGCGGAGAGGAGGACTAGGCGCGTGCGTGCTTCGTCGGGGTGCGCCTCGGCGCCGTAGGTGCCCAGGAAGTGGCCCGAGGCCGAGCCGTCGGCGTGGTGCCAGTCGGTGCTCGCGTGAAGCCGCTCGAAGTCGGGCATCGCGGCGCGGGTCGAGTAAGTCGTTCTTCCGTCGGGCCGGCGATTGACGTACACGCGGTCGGGCCATGCGAGGGTGCGCCCGAGGTGGTTATCGATGTCCGAGGTCAGGATGTCGATGACCGGCACGACCTCGGAGGGGAAGCGGGCATCGCGCGGCGGGCGGGTGGCTCCTTCTGTGATGTTGGCCGACTGGGATACGATTGCGGTGAGCATTTCAAGGACTCCTTCTTGTTGTTCGAACGCCTCGTAGTTCCAGCTGCGAGGCGTTTGCTCTGTCACGAGCCGAGCCGTCAGGGCGCGGGGGTGAGCCGTGAGGTGAGCCATTCGTCGAGGTCGGTCGGGTAGAACGCGAGGAGCCTGCCCTGCTTGTAATGCCGGGGCCCCTCGCCGAGGTGCACGAGGTTGTAGAGGGTCTGGGGCTTGATCCCGCAGTAGGCGGCGGCATCTGGCGTACGGAGAACCGGACCGACCAGGTGAGTCGACGCAGTCGGACTGGCGAGCAGCTTCTCCATCAGGCGAGGACCGCCGCCGCTTGAGCTTCGCGCTCGGCCGGGGAGACGACGACGTGCGTAAGTGGCACGTCGAAGTACTGAGCGACGAGACCGAGCTCGTCGATCGTGAAGGACGTCGCACCGAGCAGGCGGCGCTTGAGAGTAGAGTTCGAGATGCCTGTCCCATCGGACAGCGCCTCGATCGACTCACCGCGTTCGGCGAGTAGCACTCGAATGGCACGGCCCGCTCGGGAGTTCGGGGTGTCGTAGTTCATGTGGAATAATCTAGTCCAGATGAACTAGTCCCGCGACCAGCTGGACTAAATCGGGTCAAATCTGACACACTGAACCCGTGACGAACTCCTCGGTCCATGACTATACGCGGCAGACCGCCGCCATCCTGCGCGGCCTAGTAGCTCGCTACGGGGTGACCCAGGCTGAACTGTCCGCCGCCGTCGGCGTCTCGCAGTCGCAGCTCTCGAAGATGCTCCGGGGGCAGCGCCCGATCGACATCGACCAGCTCGAGGGCATGGCTCGTGCGCTCGGGACCTCGGGCTTCGCCGTCCTGAAGGAGGTCGAGGACACTCTCGCCGACTTCGATGTCACGCCGGCCACGGCGCTCATCTTCGTGGAGGAGGGGCTGCGCTTACCCGAGCCCTTCGACACCACCGGCTGGGGATCTAGCCCAGTGGTGGAGCCCTACGGCACGGTCCGGAAGCGGACTGGCGCAGAGGGCTAGGCGTCGACCGCTGTGCACCGCGACGAGAGGAACGACCATGGGTAGGCCGCCGCTACCACTCGAGACCTGGGGCACCATCCGACGAACGACCGTCGCGGGCAAGCCCACTGCAGTCGCGTACTACCGCGACTCCGACGGACGCACCCGGAAGGCGCAACGTACGGGGAGATCAGCGGCGGCCGCAGAGGCGGCGCTCCGCGCAGCGCTGCGGGATCGCTTCGCTCCGACGGCCGAGATCCTAACCCGCGAAAGCACGATGGCCGAGCTCGCGGCGAAGTGGCTCGAGCAGGTGCGATCCGACCGGAAGGCTGCGGCTACTGTCGCCCGATACGAGTCGACCGTCGCGAAGCACATTGGGGCGATCCGCGACGTCCGCATCAGGGAAGCAGGGACTGCACGACTCGACCGTCTTGTCGCACGCGTCGCCGAGCAGTCTGGCCCCGCGCAAGCGCGCATGGTCGCAGTCGTGCTTTCAGGGATGATGAAGCTCGCAGTCCGATACGACGCCGCTCCGACGAACACCGCCGCCGGCATACGTGCGCCGTCCGTTGACATACGGGATGTACGCGCGCCCACGATCGATGAGATCCGGACGATGCGCGAAGCACTGCGCCTGTACGACCAGCGGCCAACCCACCGGTCGGGCTCTCTTCGAGACCTCGCGGATCTCGGGGACTTCCTCGTCGGCACCGCAGCGCGGCCCGGCGAGGCTCTCGCGTTGCGCTGGGTCGACGTCGACCTAGACGCGGCGACCGTCACCATCTGTGGCACCGTCACAAGGGTGCCGGGGGAGGGTCTGCACCGTCAGGAGTGGACGAAGAGCACGTCCGGCTTGAGGACGCTGGTGCTGCCACCTTTCCTCCATCAGGTGATGATCCGTCGGCGCCGGGCCTCGTACTGCGAGTGGGTGTTCCCCTCCTCTACGGGCACATTGCGGTGGCCGGAGAACATGAGGGTGCAGTGGCGCGATGCGCTCGCGGATACAGACGTCGCGTGGATCACGCCGAAGTTCCCGCGGAAGGCGGTCGCGACCTTGCTCGACGCGACCCGGGGCGAGGTGGCGGCGAAGGATCAGCTCGGACAAGCGGATGTGGCAGTCACCCGCCGCAACTACATCGAGCGGGCGAAGATGCGCCCCGACGTCTCAGACGTGCTCGATGCGTTCGCCAACTGAGAGGTTCGCGCAGCGTCTGCGGCGTGCGAAGTCAACCGCGGTGATTCGTTCGCCGCTCAGATTTTCGAGCGTGCAATACTGATTCGAGGACCCCGCCGCACCGCCACCCTCACGTCCTCCAACGAGAGGGACACCCGATTCGCTTGGGGTCTCCGTCGTTCCTGGAAGAAGAGAGGGGTTGGTGACCGTGACGACCGCAATCGAAGTTGCTGGCTACCTGGCGACGAAGGGTCGCGTCCCGAGCTGGGACAGCATGAAGCTGCAGAAGCTCGTCTACTTTGCCCAGGCATGGAACCTGGCTTGGACCGCGCGCCCCCTCTTCGACGAGGACTTCCAGGCTTGGTCGAACGGGCCCGTGGTGCGCTCCGTCTACGCGAAGAACAAGTACGGAGTGCTACCGGCGGAAGTTGAGCTGTCAGACGAGGTGAAGGAAACGCTCGACTCTGTACTCGCTTTCTATGGCGACCGAGGGTACGAGGAGCTGATCCAGCTGACGCATGACGACGCGCCCTGGCTCGAGGCGCGTCGCGGTTTGCCCGGTGGTGCTCCTTCGCGAAAAGTCGTCAGCCAGAAGACGATGTTGGACTTCTACTCGTGCATGGCACTTGAGGGCGGCGACATACCTCGCCGGACTGCTCGGCCGGTTCAGGCCGATTCAGCCGAGGTTGCGGCGGCTGCGCGCCGAATCATTGAGCGATGGAGCGCCGGTCTTGCGCTCCTCGCCCACAAGTGACGCGGTTCCTCTCCGTCGACCAAGTCATCGAGCTCCACGACGCTCTGGACGGAGCGTCTCTGATCGATCGAAGCAAGCTTGAGGGCGCTGTAGGGCGCCCTCAAGCTTCCTTCGATGGGGGCACGTTGCTTCACCCGACGATCTATATGCAGGCCAGCGTGCTCCTCCATGGCATTGTTGCCGCTCACGCCTTCGCGGACGCAAACAAGCGGACAGCCTGGGTAGCAACACTTACGTTCCTGGACCTCAACGAGGTGCAGATCATCACGCTCGACGACGAGTACTGGTCCGATTACATGGTCGAGGTGGCCGTCCACGTGCATTCCGAGGAAGACACGGCGTTCTGGTTCGCGGCTCTTGATCCGGCGAACGCACGCCTGCTCTGA